CTGTTTTAAAGGAACAAGCAGTGGTTAGACCAAATGGATTGTTGGCTGCAAAACATGCATAGATTCTACCATCGTCTTCCATTCCAAGATCATATCCATTATAAGTACCTAAGAATACACCCATGTTTGTATCAGATATTATGTACCGTCTTTTCTTTTTCATACAACTCTTTATATGTTTCTCTTACTGCTTTAAAGTGGTCAATATACTCGGTTGTATCAAACTCAAATACTTGAGGTTCATTACCGTCTACTCCAATAAAGACCACACCTTTCTTCACCTGGTTACCAGTCATTTCTTCGAAGGCTTTCGCGTAAAAAGAAACCTGCATATAATAATTTAATATCCATTCTTCTTTCTTTGGTCTTTTTGATGTTTTGAAATCAACGACCGCGAGTTCTCCATCCCATTCAGCAATACAGTCAACTTGACCTGCTGTTTGGAGATCGTTTGAATATAAGAAACACTCCTGGTACCAAATATTATTTATTCGTTCGTCAAGAATTGGTTTCATTGTATTGAACATATGTATATTCGCAGGCATATGCTTTTTAGAATAATCAGGATCATTATCTAAATAATCTTCACAGAGTTTATGAACTGCAGTACCACGTCGAGCGGCTTGAGTTGAAATACGATTGGCTTCTTCATGTCCAACACGGTCACGCCATTTTTGAATATCCTCTTTACCGAGAATACCTAATACAGTTGTGACAGATGGATAACCTTCACCAGATGGAGTTTGGTAAATACGTTTACCATCCACTGAAGCTCTTGTTAGTTTTTCGAGGACAGGTGCCTCTGAGTTATGTTCAAATAATTTCATAATATATTTCCTAGAAGTGAAAGGGGACCCGAAGATCCCCCTTCGAGTTTAAGCCACGAGTTGTGGTTTGAGTTCTGTTCTCTCCTTTGCTATAATGTATTCTTTTACTAAACCACTTCTAACAATGTCTTCAATTCCAAATTGAATTACTTTGAAAGAATGATCCATGCGTTGGATTACTTTGAGAAAATCTCGAAGTCCTGATGTATCGTGTTTGTGTCTAGTTCCGGCAAGATCATCTTGTGCTGTATCACCGCAGAATATAATTTTTGACGAATCTCCGACTCGTGTAATAATACTATCGAGTTCGTGATAAGTCATACTTTGACATTCATCTACAATTATGATAGAGTTATCAAATGTTAATCCTCTAACGAACGATGATGTCATAAACTTAACTGAGCATTTTTGTTTGAGTATTTCCCAAGCATCTCCTCTGCCAAATAAGTTATTAGTAATATCCGCGTAGGGTACCGCGTAGACGGCTTCTTTTTGAGCCTGAGTGCCTGGCATAAAACCTTGCTCTCTTGTCTGTACTGCTGAACGAACGATTATTACCTGGTCATAATTATCATCATCTAAAATATCACAAAGACCAAGATATAATCCGCACATTGTTTTTCCTGTGCCTGCTGTTCCAATTGCAGCAATATTATACCCAGCGTTATAACTGTCGAAAAATTCCTCTTGAGTCGGAGTCAGTGGCGAAATATGATTCATGGAAAATTTACTATCCATGCGTTGTCCATTTTTCTGCTTAATCTTCCTTTTCTCCTTCGGTGATAAACGACGTTGTCTTGACATAAAACCTCCTTTGCATTAACAAGGAAGCGATCTGAAAGATTACTTCCAATCGTTAATTTTGTTTCCAGTGTATGATTTATTGTTTTTCATTGATGTAAGTATATCACGAAAACCTTGGTCGGGTTTCATCCGTCCAAGTCGCGCCGCATCACTCAAACCGGGCGCGGTTAGAATAATTGTTTTTAATTGTGGGTTGTCTTTGAGGTATTGTTCTCGAGATGAGATAGACATGAACTTTTCAAACTGTTCACCAGTGTTTGTATCTTCAAAGATATATGTCGGCATTAAATTCCAATCCTATATTGCATAATAGTATTTATACGATTGATTCGTAGATTTCCTTCCAATTCTTAACTTTTACTAAATTATTATTTTCGTAATCTTTGTTAAAGTCATGTTCAATTAGAATAGATCTCAAACCTAAATCAAGTCCGCATTCAGCATTTGAAGGTTTATCTTCAACCCAAATACAACCACTATCTTTGTAAGGTAATAGACCGTCGTCTTTATCGGCTCCGCAGTCCAAACATACCACTCTCTCAAATACATCTTTACCAAACAATCTTTCGAGATTTTGTTCTCTTAGTTTGCCGGCATAGTAATCAGTACTGAGACTAGTAATACAATGAAAAACATAACCTTCAGAATGAAGTTTTTTGACATATTTAATTGCGTCCCTTAGTCCTGGTAAAAATCCTATTCTTGCAGACTCATTAAACTGTCTGACAAGTTGTCTTGATTGTTCCTTAGTAATACCAAAGGTTTGTGCTACGTCGTAAACACCTTCTTCAATAACGGTATAACCGTTTTCATTCATAAACTTATAGAATGCATACTTCCAATCAAGTAGTACACCGTCACAATCTACAAGGATCAATTTTTCTGCTCTGTGATCCATTTATTTCTCCATTTAATTTAATTTACTAGAATATTATAACAAAGAATCACAGTAATGTCAATAGTTTTTATGATAAAAAAGTCCTTTTCTCAGACATTTTTTGTTTACGTGTGGCAGATCGAGTTGCGTTCTTTTGCTTTTCGCGCTTACGATCTTCTTGTTTGATACTTTTCCATTCGTCGGAAGAGGCGGAAATTTTAGTCCGCTTAGCCATGTGGTCCTACCTTATTTGAAGTTGAGTGGGTCGGTAAATATAGTTGGAAACGCAGTTTCAATTGTTTTCTTTGTTAATCCTTTAATCGGAGTATGACTAATCAAGTTCTCTGAAAGCAGAAGTGCATCTGCAGGATAAAGATCTTCCAACAATTGAATGAATAACATTTCTCTTCTATTTTTGTTGAGGTTGTCATAACCACCACCTTTGAAGAAAATTCTCAATCTTCTTGCTTCTCTATATAACATAGTATCAAGGTCAATTAGATTATTTTCCTTAAATGGTGGTTTGCTATCAGGTACCAAAAATTCAATATCTTCATCGTATATTAAACGAAGAACTTGTCTTACTGGTACTGCGTCGTGTTTTTGTAAGTGTTCGACTTTAGCTTTAACACTTTTGAGTTTAGCTGTAGCATTTAGAATGTCAGCAATTGAGTCTCTAATCATAATTAAAAGTCCTGTAGGTCGCCGATTAGATTTTTCAGCTTTTTCTTTACGAAGTAATTGAACAGATGACCTCTGCCAACTTCTTCTTGGTTATTATAAGCCTCGAGAATATTATCTTTATATTCCTGAGGAATCATTGTAAGGTCAATCATTTGCTTATTACGATTATACCTTAGTTTTGTTTCTTCATCCATTTCTTCTGGTGTTTTACTATACAGTTCAATTCTTTTCTTAGTCATTGGTTTTTGTCTATCACCAACTGCAAGACAATTGTCTGCTGAAAGAATATTTGGAACACCGTCACCAGTATCACCACGAAGAACATGTTCTGTAATATATTGAGCAGGATTTGCATGTCTTACCCATTTCTTAAGTACAGGATTATACTGATCTACGTTTGCGTACCTTTGTAATTGAATGAAATCCTTATCTCCTGATAGAACAAGAATCTTTTCAGATCCATTATTCAGTTCAGTACCATGCTCCATACATAGAGTTGCGATAATGTCATCAGCTTCACAACGATCAACATATACAACCTTATATGGAAAGAATTCTTCAATCTCTCTACGGATTTGATGAATGACATCAAACAGTGCATTCCAATCAAGATCTGATTCGTCTCTGTTCTTTTTACGATTTGCTTTATAATATGGAAAGTAATCTTTTCTCCATACATTAGTGTTATCAGCGCAGATTACGATTTCACCGTATTCTCCTGAGAACTTCTTTCGATTGAATCTGATTGAGTTTAGGAACATGTGACGAAGAAGATTTTCATCTACTTCCATGTTAGTGTGGTTACCTATACCTGCGAATAGTGAGGCAAGCATAACCTGATTATAGTCTACTAGTATCATAATTTATCCATTATTTAATTTACAAGTATTATTATATCAAAGATCTTCGTCAATGTCAATGGTTTCATCTAAATTCTTTTTGAGGCCACCAGCTACACGTTCTTCGTTAGAATCCATTATCACAACGTTCTGTAATGCAAATGGTTGTAGTTGATGTTCTTCTCCCATTGTTTGTAGATGTAAAGAACGAATTGCTTCAAAGATTAAAATCATACTCGGAAAATAAGTTTCAAAGTCAGAATCAAATTCACAACCTGCTCTTGCCATTTCTCCTAATACATTTTCCCATATAATTTCCGCAAGTTCTGTAGAATACGATTCTTTATATTCTCGTATTCTTTCTGAAACGCTTTCTTCATTAATCGGTGGGTTTGAATGTATCTTAGGAAAATGTATTAAGTTATCCTTGTTCTTGGTAGGCATCTCCGATGTTCCTTAGTAGAGTATTCCACATTGTGGCAAATGAGGCAATTGAATTTCTTGCCAAGTTAAATCTGTCAGAGAAAGTAAATCCATGGAAATAATTAGGATCTTCTTTCATTTGTGTTAAGACTTGTTTTGTTACTGAAAAAGCATAATTTGCATGATGATTCATATCTTCATTCCAATCATACATAATTGTAGCATTAGCACCTGTCTCAGGTAAAGCTCCATAATTTGGATGAATACAAATCATTTGCGATTTGATTGCTTCAAGTAATGCAATACAAGATGTTTCTTTCCATATATTAGGATATAAGAAAATATGAGATTCTTTTAAAGCAGCAACAACTTCTTCATTAGATTTAACTCCATGATAAGTCATATTAGGATGTTCTTCGATTTGTGCAAAGAGTGGCTTATACGCTTCGTTACGTTCTTCCCAGCCATAAATTTCAAATCCTGAATAAACATCAAGATGAATATTATCAAACTCTTTTGCCAAAGAAACAAAAATAGGAACAAGTAATTCTAAACCACGATGTGGTGTTGTATGATATACGAAACGAATAGTTTCCATATCTTTTTCTTTTGGATCGTATTTGACTTCAACTGCATTATGAATAACAGAACACATTGCGTAAGGAATACCAAAACGCATAATGTATTGATCTCTTTGCCATGCAGTTACAAATACAAAGTGAGAAAACTTTTGCCATCCGCTATCTTTGAGTATCTTGTTTTCAGGGTCTTCTGATAAATCATGACACCAAAGTATATTTGGAACATCATCATATAGTTCTCTTGGTCTTGATAAATGTACTGCAACCTTTTCGAGTACACCTTCACCCATGTTATCAATTAATCTCTGTCTCATCAGTTCAGTTCCACCTTTTGAATTCTTAGATAGTTCTGACTCGATTACTTCACCTTTATATATAACACTCATTTTTATTCTCCAATAATTTCATTATGTATACTTTCTAATGCCTTCTGTAAATTGTGTAAGGATCCATTATTATGTATACGATATGTTCTAATGTCCATTTCTTCTTTCAGAACATATGCTTTATCAACTTCAGTTTGATGACCAATTGTTGTTTCACTAATTATATTGCCATTGAAATACTTTCTGCTATCAGAAGAATAATCATGACCTTCTCTTGTTAATTGAACTATGACAATATTTTCAGCACCTACCTTTTCAATAATAGGTTCTAATTCTTCAACGAATCCACCGTCGGCTAATGCATAGTTATTATCTTCTTCGATTTCTTCAGCAACTGATCTACCAAAATAATC